TCGTGATATACGCCGTCCCTAATGGTGGCAGTCGAAATGTACGAGAAGCGCAACGCCTCAAAGCTGAGGGAGTACTCGCAGGAGTGGCTGACTTAGTAATTATGCTCCCCCAAGGTAAAAGCCTCTATATCGAAATGAAGGTAAAAGGGAACAAACAAACAGACAATCAAAAAGACTTTCAAAAAATAGCCGAAACTCTCGGACATACTTACGCTGTATGCTATTCCTTTGAGGAGTTTAAGGATATTATCGAAAAAGAGATAAAAAAAATTATATACAATAATCATTGTTAAATTATATACTTTATGAAAAAAACTAAATCAAGTGCAGAAACCAAAAAGACAAGAGGAAGACCAACAAAGCTCCTTACTTGGATAGAAGCATTTAAGAATGTAGTAAATGAAGATATTAACGCCATTATTCTAACAGATGATGAACTAAGAATGCTAACTAATGATTTGGTTGAAGAAAAGCAACAAGTAGCAGATAGAACATTTGAAAGTTGGAAAGCTGGAGGAGTAAAAGACCCTTTATATTTTGATTTTTTGCGCCTTTATAAAAAAGCACTTACTATTCAAAAAAAGAACTTGTTTAAAAAGCTACAAAGTGATGATGATAAATGGCAGAAGTATGCTTGGATAATTGAGCGTAAGTTTGATGATTGGAACTTGAGAAGTAAGCAAGAGGTAACGGGTAAGGATGGTAAAGACTTACAGCCTTTCCAAGTGACGGGAATAATAATTAAATAATCACTTATGCGTAATGTAGTACTTGAGTTTAATAGTAATGGCAATAGCAAACAAAAAGAATGTGGTAAAGCGTGGGCTAATGATAATGTTGATGAGGTACTGTATGGAGGAGCCAAGGGAGGGGGAAAGTCTTTTATTGGTTGCTCTTTAATATTTGCCGATGCTTTTATGTACCCAAACACACAGTATTTTATCGCTCGTAAGCAATTGAATGATTTGAGACGATTTACCATACCAAGCATTCATGAGGTACTGAATAGCTGGAGTATACCGCAAGAAGCATATAAGTACAATGGGCAGGATAATTACTTTGAGCTATTCAACGGCTCAAGAGTGTTGTTATTAGATTGTAGGTACTTACCAAGCGATCCACAATACCAACGATTGGGGTCAATGCAATTTACACGTGGTTGGATAGAAGAGGGTGGGGAGTTTGATTATGACAGTTATTCAAACCTCAAAATATCAATAGGTAGATGGAAGAATAGAGAGTATAACTTGAAAGGTAAATTACTCATCACTGCTAATCCTTCTAAGAATTTTCTATATAAGGAATTTTACACACCTCACAAAGATGGTACACTTGATAAGAGAAGGGCGTTTATTCAGGCCCTCCCTTATGACAATAAGATGTTACCAAAAGAATATATTCAGAATTTAGAAAGTACATTACGAGGGGCAGAGAAACAGCGATTATTACATGGACTATGGGAGTATGATGATGATCCGACAGCTCTTTGTGATTATGATAAGATACTGGCTATATTTGAGAATGACCAAATACCTATAGATAAGGAAATGTTCCTATCTGCGGATATTGCACGCTTCGGCTCTGACTTGTGTGTTATAGGTGTATGGAGAGGATGGGAGCTAATAGAGGTACACACATTGGCTATATCAGCAATGACGGAGGTACAAGTGCTTATACACACCCTTAGAATGAGGTATAACATACCCAAGGGGAATTGTATCGCTGACGAGGATGGTGTAGGAGGAGGGGTGGTAGATAACACGGGTATTGTTGGGTTTAAGAACAACAGCTCCCCTCTTGATGAGAATGGACAAGCTACCAGCTACAAGAATTTGCAAACACAATGCTTGTACAAGTTAGCCGAGCGTATCAATAATAATGGCATATATATTAGCGCTGAGCTATCAGAGAAGACAAAAGAGCGTATTATAGAAGAGTTGGAGCAAATCAAAAGTGACAACAAGGACGGGCAAAGGCTGTCAGTGATTAACAAAGATACTATAAAACAGAACATAGGACGAAGCCCTGATTATCGTGACATGATACTCATGCGAGAATACTTTGAATTAAAACCGAAAAAGACATTTAAACCAATATTCAGATGACACTACTACAATATCTACTCATGCCAAATGAAAGGCAAAAGGAAACTACTCTATTATTAGAAGTAGTTAAGCCTTTGCCTTTCTTTTATCGAGGCTTTTGGAGATGGAAGAAAAAGCATGGTATAGAACATATAACAGACCTCACATGGGGAGAAGTGCGAGAGATAATAGACCTAATGAGCAGCGGGGAGCTCTCTCAAGTTACAGAAGCATTCAAGAAGGTATATAAGATAAAGCACCCATCAAGAATGAATGTGTATCGATTTTATGCATGTATCAAGCACCTAACTAATGAAGTAAAGCGAGTTCTTGAACAAGAGTATAAGGCTTTCCAAGGAGAACCAAGCCCATACGAAGCACAGCTACAACAAGCAGGAGCAGAGCAGTTACAGCCATTCAACGACCTTGCCACTATTGACACAATGGCACAAGGTGATGTCCTGAGATACGAACAAATAGAAGCATTACCTTACAATGTAGTATTTTACAGCCTATATTATAAGACTATTAGGCAGAACATAGAGAACAGATTACAACAAATAATAACAAAAAGATGATAAGGTTAATTATAGATGGACAAGAAGCCGACTTGCTCAATGATGAGTTTACTTGGAATATGCAATGCGCTAACTTCTTTTCATTTGACACACGGCAATTTTCATGCTCAGATGTTATGTACCTACCTATGAGCACCAACAACAATGAGATATTCGATTATGCTGGCATGGTAGGTAGTGTAAGTGGACGACCTCAAAGAGCTTACGAGGAAGTAGAAGTACTTGTGGATGGAGTGCCAATTGTACGACACGCTAAGGGCTACCTTATGGGAGTGTATAATGATACATACAAATTCGCTTTTCACGAGGAAACGAAAGATGTATATCATTGGTTGAATTTGTATAAGTTATCCGATATAATAGGGAATAAATTGAACCATAATAAAAATAAAGATGTAATAGCTAATATAACAAGAGTATATGCAGACTGGCAAGCATCTGAAATGGAGGGGTATTATACTAATGGGTATATATACCCTGTAGCTGGATACGGAGGTGATACTTTTATAGATGGTAAATATAACTTTTATTACGCACCACCATCCATATATATCCCTTGGGTATTTAATGAGGTTACGAGAATGTCAGGGCAAAGGTTTGAAGGATCATTTTTCAATTCCGAAATGTTCAAAACCTTATTCATTACTACCTCTCAGGTACTTAACACAGGAGAACCAAAAGGGGTGTTAGTACAGTTCGAGCAGACTAATATTGAAGGAGGCTCCTCTAAAAAAGCAGATGGATTAGAAGCAGTAGAAGTCTATCTAACAATTAACAACCCTCGTCACCCCTCTTATTTTAACAAAGTGGAAAATAAAACGCCCTTCTTGCAAATGCCATCAGATAGTACTGGATCTTGGGATTTTGTGATTTCAGGTAGGATACAAGGTAATTCCACTTTAAGACCAGACATAGAAATATATAAGAATGATGATGTGACACCTGTATGTAAAGGAAGCACAGGAGGAATATATATAGAAGAGTTTAGAAATACTAATACTAACGGATGGGTATTCTCTATAAAAATACCTGACTTACTTTCGGCTAATGATAGAGTATTTGTAAGGCTATTGTTAGCAGGAGGTCGCCTTACAAATACATATATTGGAACTCCTGAGATACGATTTAAAATCGAACAAACCTCTATGCAGAATGTTAATAAGATGGTATCCGACCTCTCGATGTTAGACCTGTTCAAAGAGTTGATGATTATGTTTGGGCTTACTCCTATGAAATTAGATATAGACGACCCTGTGCAACACTTCTTTACTGTAGATGAAAGGCTTAATGAAGCTCCTCTAATAGATTGGACAGACCAGTTTGTAAGGGTCACAAACTTAGAATTTCATGTGCCAACAGCATCCTATGCAAGGCGTAATCATTTCCTATACAAGAAGTATGACGAGCAAGAAAATAAGCAATTCGGAGCAGATGGGGTGATGGTAATAAATGACGACCTCCTTACATTCAAGAAGGAAAGAGAGGGTAAATTCTTTGCGGGAATAGATTCAGATAAAAGGACCAATTACAACACATACCCGCCATTAGATGAATTCTTTTTCTGGGAAAAAGAGATAAAGGAAAAGAATGAAGGGGGACAAAAAAAAATAGAAGTTGAGTACAAGTCGAAAGATAATAGATTTCACATATTTAATGTGTATTGGACGGGTTATGACGATGTAGTATTGACAGCCGAAGGAATTATAAGTGGAGGAGACTTTAATTCGGAATCCTTCTCATTTCACCCATGCTTATCAACTTT